GTTCTTAATATAGTGTGCCTCGTCAACGACCACCAAATCAAAATTGGAGTCAAGAATTTGCGATTCAGATTTCTTTTTAACATTGTGGAAATTTTTTATAATATCGTAATTTATAATAACGAAGTCGTGCTCTTGACTGAAGTTCTTTCCTTCCGAAATATAAACACTTCTGTCTGTGTAGTTCGCAATCTCTCTCTGCCAGTTTATTTTCAAACTCGCAGGACATATAATCAATATCTTTTTGGCACCACTCTCGAGAGCCGCTATAATAGTTGAGGTAGTTTTACCAAGACCCATATCATCGGCCAAGATATATTTCTTGTTCTCAACGAGCTTTTGGATTGATTCTTTTTGATGTGATAACGGAGGTCTGTGAGAATATTTTTCATAATTGATAACAACATCTTTTACTGTGTTATCTTTAATTACCGCGGCTTTGGGTAACCAAAAATCGTGAAGTTCTTCGTTCTCAAAAACTTTCCCCCAAATGTGAAACGCCTTTTCTTTATCTGCAAGTAATTTCTCAACCCAAACCTTTTCAGGTATTGTAGTGTATAATTTATCGTCAGCCAATCTCTGTGCAAAATAAGCGTCAAGTATCACCCACTTCTTAGCAACCTTAGGTGTTTTGTCGTGATTGTTTATAATGTATTCGGACTGACTTCTTGTTGGATAAAACTTTTTATTTAGTTGAGATTTTCTCTTAAGCTCAATGAGGTAGTTATTGGCACCATCATAAGATTCCAATAGAGACATTGCTTTCGATTCTAAACTAATTTCCATATTCATTATACAATGTTGGTGTGAGTTCTTCCGTCATTCCAATAACTAATGTCACCGTACCATACAAAGACTTCCTCACCCGATTTTATATTTTTTATGGAATAAAATTCAAATGTATTGTTTTCAAGATTAGACCTCCACGCAGCGTTTGGGGTGCTACTGTGATTATAAAGTAATGCAAATCCTGTCGACACCACTTGTTTATCCCAAGGATTTCCTCCTTGAGGCCAATTAAACCTATAATCGATTAATATGTGACTAGTGTCACCAAATCTCATACCCATATCAATAACAGGACAGACTTCTAATATTTCTCCTTCATTGATGTCTTCGGATGCAAAAACGCCAAGTCCGTGAATTGGGCTACTCTCAACATAGATTTTGGTAGGTGGATTTATCCTCATAAAAAATTTTACTTTAAATATAGTTATAATTAAAGTATTTATCAATATGGAAAAATTAGTCCCTATTACTCGTTTAGGTAAGTTCTTCGGTGGAGAGGATTATACGTTGGATATTGGTATGGGTGAGGAGTGGTTGTTGGGTGATATGAACTTCACAATTATTCTTTATAGAGTTGATAGATACAAAACCAAAACGGATGATGTTTATGGTGAGGTGTTAGAAAACGGAATACAATTCTTGGCTCCTGTTGAGTTAAAAGGATTAGTTCAAATTATGGCACCACAACACAAACTTATTGGTAATTCAAAAGTTGAGTTACAAGAGCCTGGTAATATGAAGTTTTCAATATATCAAAAAACTCTTGAGGATTTAGGAATTGAAATATTCCAAGGGGATTATATCGGATATTATGAAACAGAAGACAGGGTTAGATATTATGTTGTGGCTGATGACGGATATGTTAGGTCAGACAATAAACACACTTATGGTGGATACAAACCGTTCTATAGAACAGTTATGGCTACTTTCGTAAGTGAAAATGAATTTAGAGGAATATAATGGCATTTCCAAAACAAGTTAAACCAACATTACCGTTAGTGCCCAAGAAGACTTTGTCTGCTCGTAGGGAACAGTTGTTGGAATATATTAATGAAGATGGAACTTATTTACCTAAATCAGTTTTACATGCTGACTTGGATAGGGGAATGTTAGATTTTGTTAAAGAAGATTTAAAAGTTGTTACCGCGGGAAAGATTGTCCCAATGGTTGATATTATAATAACAACACAAAACTGGACACAATATGTTGAGACCGCTTTGTTTGTTGATTTGGATTATAACCCATCTCCACCTTTTATCACAGTTGTTAGAAGTCCTGAAGTAAAGTATGGAACAAACCCATCACTTCAATATACAATACCAAACAGAAAACAATTTTATTATGCCTCGGTTCCAACATGGAATGGTAATGAACAAGGTATGGATATCTATACAATACCTCAACCTGTTCCTGTTGACATCAACTACAGTGTAAAAATTATTTGTAACAGAATGAGAGAGTTGAACCAACTTAACAAGATTGTAATGCAGAAGTTCTCATCAAGACAAGCATACACTTTTATTAAAGGTCAATATGTTCCAATCATTATGAATAATGTTTCAGATGAATCTCAAATGAGTTTGGAGTCAAGAAAGTATTATGTCCAAAGTTATGATTTCACAATGTTGGGGTATCTTATCGACGAAGAAGAGTTCCAAGTTAAGCCAGCGATTCAAAGGGTTACACAATTGTTTGAACTTGATACAAGAGTATTGAATAAAAAAAGAAATCAGTTTCCTGAAAACCCTGACGAGTTTGTTAATAACTTTTTATTTGTTACGGGTAACACAACATTGGTGGATGTAATCGATTACACCGCCAATATGACTTTAGTTGGAACCGAAAACATTACGAGTTATGATGTTTATATTAATAACGATTATTATGGTAGTGATGTTAATTTAATTCAAATCACAACCAACGATACTTTGAGAATACAAGTTGTAAAAAATGACAACACTATTGAGGCTAAAATTATCTTTGATAATAAATTAGTTTAGTCCTCACCATAGATATCTTTCTTCTCCTTACACTTTTCCATAATTAAATTTTCAACAAATTTATAAATCTTAATTCCACGTTTATCACAGTATTTTTTTAATACTTCGTGAGATTCAGGTGATATCTTTAAGTTCTTTATTTCTTTCTTTGTTTTCATAGGTAGAAAAAAGGCAGAATTAAATCATACCGTTTACAAATACATATCCAAAAGTCAAGTTTTTTGTGTTAGTAATGAATATTTATCATTAAAATAAATCTGCAATAGAATTAATTAATAATGGCAACAGCACAAGCAAACAAAAAGGTGTACGTTTCACCTGGTGTATACACTTCTGAAACGGACTTATCGTTCGTAGCCCAAAGCGTGGGTGTAACGACTTTAGGGGTAGTTGGGGAAACCTTAAAAGGTCCCGCTTTCGAACCGATTTTTATAACTAACTATGATGAGTTCCAAGCCTATTTCGGTGGTACAGAACCAGTGAAATTTGTGAACACACAAATTCCTAAGTATGAAGCTGCATATATCGCAAAATCTTACTTACAACAATCAAACCAATTATTCGTAACAAGAGTATTGGGTTTATCAGGATATGACGCAGGTCCATCTTGGAGTATTAGTGTAACTGCTAATGTTGACCCATTAACAATTGCATTTAATCCGTCATCTGCGGGTACAGTATTCACAGCTTCTTTTACAGGAAGTAATTCTGCAAATACGGTTACTGTTGATACATCAACTTTACCTGTTTCAATTCAACAAGATTATACGACACAATATAGATTAAGTGACGGAAGTACTTCTACTTATCAAGCGGATTTTAATACATACCTTAGTGGTATTTTTGATACTTCGGGTTCTTCAGGTAATACTTGTGTAGTTTACGGTTCAATACCATCTTCAGATTGGTCTTCGTTAACAGGAAGTTATCCTAATTTGAATAATGTATTTGATGTACCTGGTGATTGTGATTATGACTATAATGATTTAAGTTCTGGTTCTAATGACCCTTGGTATTATGCAACTTTCAATAATTATTCGGTAGACAACTATTCAGGTTATTCATTTAGTTATGTTGTAAGTGCATTATCTTCAGGGGCAACAAGTGATGAGTTTATTGGAACAATATCCGGTGAAATTTATACTTTCTCAGGATTTGCATACACTGAATTTAATAACATGGTTGTTGCAACTTTACGTTCAAGAGGAATCACTGAATACACAAACAACGCTTCTTCACCAAATCATGGTCCTATCTATCAAGTTACAGGTTTAACAGATTTACAATTAGTTACAAATGGTGCTTATTCAGGTGTTACTAAAGACCCTTATGGTACATTCTTAATTTCTGGTATTACTAAAGCGGATTTCAATACAGGAGAAAGAACAACTTTCCAACTTGAAACTTCATTAGCGGCTTCATCTTCAAAATATTTAACCAAAGTTTTAGGGGTTGATAATTTTGGAAAAGATAGATTTACTGTACCTGTGTTTGTTGAGGAGTCTTACCAAGCGTCTTTAAACATCGCATACCAAAAAGGTTACATCAGAGGATTAAATACTACTCTAATTGAACTTCCGGATGCTAGAAGTGAGGATAACACATCTATAGCATATAGTTTAGAAAGATATCAATCTCCTGAAACACCTTTCTTAGTTTCTGAATTAAGAGGTAATGAAGTTTATAATTTATTTAAATTCATCTCAATTTCTGATGGAGATGCTGCAAATATGGAGGTTAAAGTATCTATTGCAAATCTTTCTTTCAATAACATGTCTTTTGACGTGTTAGTTAGAAATTTCTACGATACTGATACTAACCCAGTGGTTATTGAAAAATTCACTAATTGTAATATGGACCCAGCATCTAACAACTTCATTGGTGTTAAGATTGGTACTTCTAATGGTGAATACGCATTACTTTCAAAATATATTATGGTTGAATTGTCACCAACGGCTCCTATAGATGCAATACCTTGTGGATTCCGTGGATACACTCAAAGAGAGTATGAAAACCTTTCTACATATCCTTCACCATATATTCAATATAAAACAAAATATTTTTACCCTGGTGAAACTATTACAAATCCTCCATTCGGTGGAGCTGCAAATACAACAGAATCTGCGGGAGATGTTGTTAGAAGAGCTTATTTAGGTTTTTCAACTCAATATGGTGTTGATGAAGCGTTTTTAACTTATAAAGGAAAACAAAATCCAAGTAATTGGATTTCAAGTCCTACACAAGAAGCTGTTCCTTGGAATGTACAAAGTAAAGGATTCCATATGGATTCAGGTGCTACGGTTGTTACAATCGCTAATACTTTTCAAACAAGTGGTGAAACAGCGTTTGAGTGTGGAACTGCTGACTTTAGATTTGACCCAGAATCTCAAGAGAACCCTTACTATTTTATCTACGCTAGAAAATACACAGTATGTTTTGCGGGCGGATTCGATGGTTGGGATATCTACAGACAATGGAGAACTAATGAAGATAGATTCCAATTAGGAGCATCAGGATTTTTAGCAGGAGCATATCCTTCTTCAAGATATCCAAACGCAACTGGTGAGGGGTTATTTAAAAGAATTACTGTACAAAACAATACTTCAGACTTTGGTAATACTGACTACTACGCTTACTTACTTGGTATTCTTACGTTCTCAAACCCTGAATCTACAAATATTAACGTATTTGCAACTGCAAGTATCGATTACATAAATAACTCAAACCTTTGTGAAGATGCGATTAACATGGTTCAATTTTCAAGAGCTGACTCGGTTTATATTGTAACAACTCCTGACTATAGAATGTATACACCAGACGGAACAAGTCAGTTTGATGTTATCTACTCTCAAGAAGCGGTTGATAACTTAGATAATACAGGAATTGATTCCAACTATACAGCAACTTACTATCCTTGGATATTAACAAGAGACACAGTTAACAACACACAAATATACTTACCAGCAACTGGTGAGGTTTGTAGAAACTTAGCTTTAACCGATAACATTGCATTCCCTTGGTTCGCATCAGCGGGTTACACAAGAGGTCTTGTAAACTCAATAAAAGCTAGACAAAAACTAACTCAAGAAGATAGAGATACATTGTATCAAGGTAGAATCAACCCTATCGCTACGTTCTCTGATGTTGGAACAGTAATTTGGGGTAACAAAACTTTACAAGTTGCTGACACAGCTCTTAACAGATTGAATGTTAGAAGATTGTTGTTACAAGCTCGTAAGTTGATTTCAGCGGTAGCTGTAAGATTATTGTTCGAACAAAACGACCAAATCGTTAGACAACAATTCTTAGACAGTGTTAACCCAATCTTAGATTCTATCAGAAGAGACAGAGGTTTATACGATTTCCGTGTAACAGTTTCATCTTCTCCTGAAGACTTAGATAGAAATACACTTACAGGTAAGATTTACTTAAAACCTACGAAGGCTTTAGAATTCATCGACATTGAATTCTTCATCACTCCAACAGGAGCTTCGTTTGAAAATATCTAATAAAAAAAATGGGGGAGTTTATCTCCCCCTTTTAGCCAATATGAGAAGAATACTAGAAGGATTTAGAGCAGAGCATACACCAGATATGAAATATTATGCATTCGATTGGGATGATAATATTGTTCATATGCCGACTAAAATAGTTTTGAAGACTGAAGACGGTGATGAGGTTGGGATGAGTACTGACGATTTTGCGGAATATAGACATAACATTGGGAAAAAACCGTTTAATTATAAGGGTGAGACGGTTGTTGATTTTGCTGATGATGCTTTTAGAAACTTTAGAACTTCGGGTGACAAAGACTTTTTAATAGATGCAATGACCGCTAAAAAAGGTCCCGCGTTTAACGACTTTAAAGAGGCGATTAATAACGGTTCGGTTTTTTCAATAATCACTGCGAGAGGTCACAACCCAAACACGTTAAAAGAAGCAGTTTACAATTATATCATCAACGGATTTGGTGGTATTGATAAAGACCAACTAGTTAAGAATCTTAAAAAATATAGAACATTTTCTGATGAAGATGACATGTCTGATGATGATTTAATAAGGTCTTATTTAGAACTTAACAGATATCACCCCGTATCGTTTGGAAATGATGGAAGTGCTGCAAGTCCTGAAGAATTAAAGGTAATGGCTATGGACGAATTTGTGGACTATGTAAAAGGATTAGCTGCGTTACTTAATAAAAAGGCATTCCTAAAAAGAGATATTGCTAATAAATTCATACCAGAACAACCTAAAATAGGTTTTTCAGATGATGATTTAAAGAATGTAGAAAAGATAAGTAAACATTTTAAAGATAAACCAGATAATATAGTAAAAACTTATTCTACTGCTGGAGGAATTAAGAAGGAATATAAATAATGAATATTAATTTCTAACCACAAAGTAAATAGAAATATTTTTGATAAGACTATATTTATAAGATATAAAATAAAAAAAACAAAATTATAATAACATGGCTGATTTACTAATGAAAATGCCGATTCCTTACGAACCGAAACGTCAGAACCGATTCATCTTGAGGTTTCCTTCAAGCTTGGGAATAAATGAGTGGTTCGTTGAAAGTACGAAAAGACCATCCATCAAAATTGCTTCAACAGAAATACAATTTTTAAATACATCAACATACGTTGCAGGTAGATTCAACTGGGATGAAATGACGGTTAAGTTTAGAGACCCAATTGGTCCTTCAGCTTCACAAGCTCTTATGGAGTGGGTTCGTTTACACGCTGAATCAGTAACAGGTCGTATGGGATATGCTGCGGGTTATAAGAAAGATATTGACTTGGAGATGTTAGACCCGACAGGTGTTGTTGTTGAAAAGTGGATTCTTTATGGAACCTTCTTAACAAGCGTGGACTTCGGTTCTTTAGGATATTCAACAGACGCGTTAGCTGATATTACAGCTAGTCTTCGTCCTGACCGTTGTGTGTTAGTGTACTAATACTATTTATAAAAAATCAATACAAACTATATTTAACCGTAAAGACATAAACTTTACGGTTATTTTTTTTATATGGAAAATCAAACATCAAATTACGCACAACAGAATTTCACATTACCTCATGACGTAGTGCCTCTACCATCTCAAGGTACATTTTATAAAAACAAAAAGAAATCTGTTAAGGTAGGTTATTTAACCGCCACAGATGAAAATATCCTGATGGCGGGTGGAGATGATATATCTGTTAATCTAATCAGAACAAAACTTTATGAACCTGACATTAGGGTTGAAGATTTGTTGGAAGGGGATGTAGAGGCAATTCTTGTCTTTTTAAGAAACACGGCATTTGGACCTGAATTAAATGTTAATGTTACAGACCCCACAACTAGAAAACAATTTGAAGCGACGGTTGTATTAGATGAGTTAACTATAAACCAAGGACAGATTCCTTCAGATGACGGAACATTTACAACATTGTTACCAAAGTCAGGTGCTACTATTAAATTAAAACCAATGACTTACGGTGAAATTATTGAGATAAATAAAATGACTGCTCAATATCCTGTTGGAAGAGTTGCACCAAGAGTTACTTGGAGATTACAAAAACAAATTGTTGAAGTTGACGGAAATCAAGATAAAGGTGAGATAGCTAAATTTATCGAACAAATGCCGATTATGGATTCTAAATTCATAAGAAGTTTTATGGATGAAAATGAACCAAGATTAAACATGAACCGAGTAGTAACAACCCCATCAGGAGATAGACTGACAGTTAACGTCGGTTTTGGGGTGGAATTTTTTCGTCCTTTCTTCTGATTATAGAAAAGGACAACTAGATGAATTCTTTTATTTGAATACATTATTAAATATAACATATCAAGATTTTGAAAGAATGCCCATTTTTATGAGAAAATATCTTTTAGATAAATGGGTTGAAACTAACAAGAGGGACTAAAAAAATAGTCCTTCTTCTATTTATAAGAAAAACATTTAATGGCTGACGACAAAGAAAAACCAAGTGAATTTGGTAAAAAACTAGGTGAAGCGGTTTCTTTCGGTATCGATGAGTTTATTGATGCTGCCTCGGAAATGAAGAAAGCTGCTAACGAATTAGTTGGTGGGTTTACTTTATCAAGAGCGAGAGTTGGTGAGATGATGACCGCTGTGAGTGAAGCTGCACCGAGATTAAAAAGACTTGGTGCTGACTTTGAAGGTACATTAAAGGTAATGAAAGACATTGCCTCAGCGACAGGTAAAAACACCTTAGCGTCGGCGGAAAGTGTTGAAAAATTGTATGCAACCACTCAAGTTATTGGTGGAGAAGTTAGTAATATTGTTAGTTCATTTACAGATGCCGGCATTCAATTCGGTGTTGTTGGAGGACAGTTGGAGGAATCAGTATTAACTGTTAGAGATTTAGGTTTAAATGCCAAAGAGGTGATGGGTCAAGTTGTTGATAACACATCAAAACTAAATAAGTTTAATTTTGAGGGAGGTGTTCAAGGATTAACAAAGATGGCAGCAAGGGCTTCACAGTTCAGGTTTGATATGAGTGAGGCGTTTAATTTAGCTGAAGACGCAATGAATCCCGAAAGAGCTGTTGAATTGGCTTCATCATTCCAAAGGTTAGGTGTTTCGGTTGGTACACTTGCGGACCCATTCGCATTGATGAATGCGTCCATTAACGACCCAGGAGCATTACAAGAAAGTTTAGTTAAAGCAAGTAAACAATTTACATACTTCGACGAAAAAACAAAATCATTCAAGATTAATCCTCAAGGAATGTTGACTCTTAGACAGTTGGCTAAGGAAACTGGTATGAGTTATGATAACTTATCTAAATCAGGATTAGCCGCAGCGGAATTAGATAAGAGACTGTCACAAATAAGCCCAAGTTTAAACTTCAAAGACGAATCAGACAAACAGTTTTTAACTAATTTGTCTGAAATGGATGCATCAGGAAATTATGTTGTTAAGATTAGGGATGACCAAGGAATTGATTCAACAAAGAAACTTAGTGAAGTTACACAAACAGAATTTGATAAATTAATCAAAGCACAAAAAGAACAACCTCAGTCAATGGAAGACATTGCAAGGGCTTCCATGAAGACGGGTGATATAGTTGCAAATGATGTTGCATCAATTAAAGAAGCAGTTGTAAGAGGTGCGGTATCGACATCTTTTGTTAAAGACAATATGGAGGCGTTCAGAAAGATTGTAACAACTCCGACAGGTTCAATATCAAAAGAAGTAGCTAAAACCGACATATTCAGCACCCAATTTAATACTACCGCCAAAACAATTGAGGGAGCGGTGAATGAGATGATAAAAACAGGTGGTAAATCTATGGGTGATATTATGAAAGACCTTGGTAGTAAATTTGGAGAGCAAGGTAAGTCAATTGGAAAAGTTGTTGAAGGACTAAGTCAAAAAATTTATTCGGACATTAAAGGAAAAAACATGAAAGTTGGTGATTCTGCATTGGGTAAGTTAGCTGCCAGTGCGTTGGAAGGTCTCGAATCATACATTGATAAGACATCTGTGGGTAAGGCAGTAGCTGCTCAGAAAGGTGGAACAACGGTTAAAGCCTCACCATCTAAGTCATTATTCTTAGAAGGAACAGATTCATTAACAAAAACAGCAAATCAAAACCAAACATTAACATCAACAATCAATAAGACTGTTGACTATAGTGGCACTGTTGTATTTAAAGTTGAAGCTCCCGCAGGTGTTAGTAAACAATACTTAGAACAATTCTTGAACGAAGAAAAATTCAAAGAAATGGTATACAAATATGTTGAAGAAAAAAACAAACAACTGCAAAAGACAAAGTAATTTATTATCAGAAAAATACCTATTAACCTATTTATAATAAAAGTATTGAATGGGTAGTCCATTAGATTTAGTTAATTCAGACGCGTTTAGAAAGAAACTCATTACGAGAAACTTGACCCCTTATGCTAAGGCTCCCAATAGACCTACGCCTCCATTTAATACAGAATACATACAATCAGATACATCAGTTCAAGACAGTCCTGACCAATTAATAGACGAACCATCGTTTGCTAATAAGTTATATCCATTGAATAAGTGGGGTAATGAGGGAGGGTATCAACAAGCTCCTGACCCTGTTGGGAATACAAATACAAAATCCAACGAAGGTGAATATGGTTTCGCAGATGCTAGAATTATAGATGAGGCGGAGCCTGAATCAAAGAATTGGAGAAAAATTAATGCCTTTGGTAACGGTAGTGAGCAATTATATGACAGTGGTGAATTCGTTGGTAATTTAGAAACAATTGATGCCAACGGTAGTACAAGATATTATAACAACCAACCATACCCAAACTTCAATCCGTCAACATACGGACCTGTTTCAATCTTATTAACACCTGACCCTCAAGGTAGTAACGGTTTGTTAAGTTCTGACTCATATCTTGCTCGTTTAGGTGCTTCAAGATTAAGAAAAGGTTTTGAAGAAAGAATTGCCACAGCGATAGTTCAACAAACTGTAGGTAGAGCCAATGCGTTTAACGTAAGAAGTGGTACAGACGTTTTAAATTTAGTTACAGGTAGAGTTCCTTTAATTGAACCTAACTACACGATTACCGCACCATCCAACCCAATATTAGCAGCAACAGACTTCGCATTAAGATTAGCGGGTAGTACAATACCAACATCTACAATTCCTGGTTCATACTTCGATGCAAGTATTAATTCAGGTCAACCAACAACAATACAACAATTAAGTTCTGCGTTCCTTAAAACGTCTGTCGGTAAATCATTCAGTAGATTATTGGGTGGTGACAAGACAGGTTCTCAGTTATTCTTAAACAATACAGGTGGTGGTCAAAAGTCGAGATTATTCGGTAACATTGACTACAACAAGTATAAGCCGGATTATCAAAGAACATTATTTGATAGGGCCGCTGGTGTTTTAGTTGGTTCTACAACAAACAATAGTAACTTCTACGTAGGTTCAACAACATCCGACCCATCAAGAATATTCTCACCAGGAGGTGATATACCGGTAAACCAATTCGGACAAGAGGTTCAATCTCCTGTTTATGGTCCAGGTGAACTTGCTGCGTTATACGAAGGTCCTGATTTGGAAAGTAAACTTGGTGCTAACGGACCTACATATAGTAACGGTGGTGGTGTTGAAGGTGGATTCACTTGGGTATCACCAAAATACAAAGACAATGCTGGTAAGTATGTTGGTATTGGTGGTGAGATTATTAGACAGGATGAAGATTTTAAACCGTCATCATACAACAAGACCGAGTCGACAAACCAAACATATAGAGAAGGTTCAATTCTTGATGACACACAAAGACTAATTAATAGCCAACCTCAAGGAGGAAGAAGATTACAGCACGTTGGTAATGCTATCGACCAAGTTAGTAAGGTCTTCCATGATGGTTATAGAGAGATTACGAAGGGTTCTAGAGTTCTTAAGTATATTGGTTCAATTGGACAAGAGGTGGGAACAGAGTACTGTCGTATCTTCACTAAGGACGTTCCTTATTTACAATACAATGACCTTCAGAAAAGAAACGGTATGACAACCGAAGGTAGAAAGTTTGCTTATTCAGTAATGGATAAGACATGGAATTTAAACATCTATCCAAACAAACAAGAAGGTGGTCAAGATTCTACGAATCTTATTGGTACAACCAACAACTCTTATGCCAAGAAGTATATGTTCTCAATTGAGAATTTAGCTTGGAGAACATCTAACACACCAGGTTTTTCTGTTTCAGATTTGGCAATATGCGAAAGAGGACCTAATGGTGGTAGAGTTATGTGGTTCCCTCCATATGGTTTAACATTTACTGAAAACGTAAGTGCGAATTGGAAAAATACAGATTTTATTGGTAGACCTGAACCTGTGTATACATACAACAATACAAATAGAACGGGGAGTTTAACGTGGAAGATAGTTGTTGACCATCCTTCTGTATTAAATTTATTGGTTGATAAAGTTCTTAAAAATGAAACTAACAGACCAAGAATTGATAGTATTATTGATTCATTCTTTGCGGGATGTAGAACATATGACTTATATGAGTTAGCCAAAAAGTACTATACAATTAATCCTAATGATTTGTTCCAATTACAACAAATGATTTCATCTAAAGAGATGACAAAGGAACAATTAACATATGCGGTTAAAACAATTCAGCCGGGTAATACTGGAGGACAAGGGGAACTAGTTAAACAAACTAGCGAACCTATACAAATACCAAACTCTAAAAACATCGGGTTTTATTTTGACAATGATATACCTAAAGAAGGGAATAATGTTACGAATTTTGCTGCACAATATGCTGCGTATAGCACCAATGTTTTAAGTGGTGAATATACAAAGAAAAGCACTGCGGCGTTGACACAATCATTTTTTAATTCAGTGGTTGACCCTAACTACAAACAAATTCAAAAATTATGTGAAGATATCGGAAACGCGTTAAAAAACAATGAGGGAACCGTTACAATAACAATCGATTCCAGTTGTTCTGCCCCTGCTAGTACGTCTTACAATGAACAATTATCCAAAAGAAGAATTAACGCAGCAATACAATATTTCACAACAAATACAAATACCGCGACATATTTTAATAGTTCACCAAGAAGATTATTTCTTGTAGAAGGTAAAGCGTCTGGTGAAAATGCAAGTGTACAACAATATGACGCACAAGAGAAAAAATTTACAGGAGGGGCTGTGGTAAGTTGTACTGATGGTGATGCAAACGCTAAAGGTGGTGATACTCTCTCACAAACAAATAAGATTTATTCTACAACAGCAATGGCTTGTAGAAGGGCATATATCAATGTAGACACGTCAAAACTAACAGCACCACCAGCTCAACTATCTCAGTCTATAACACAACAAAAACCACAACCACAATTATCAAACGTTTTGGTAGGAACGGTTACACCTGTAACGACAACGGTTCAAACAATTGAAGAAAAGTTTGTGGAAAGAGACAATATCACAAAAAGAGTATTAAGGTCGTTGTTATCTGAGTGTAATTATTTTGAGGCAATTAAAGAAGAAACCCCAATGGTTTACGATAACTTGAAAGATAAGTTAAAGTTCTTCCAACCAGCATTTCACTCAATGACACCTGAAGGACTGAATAGTAGATTAACTTTCTTACAACAATGTATGAGACCTGGTGATACCATCCCAACAATTAAATCAGTGGGTCAAACAAACGAATTACAATATAACAATGCAACCAATACAGCCTTTGGGGCACCACCAGTATTAGTTTTAAGGGTTGGAGATTTTTACAACACAAAAATAATTCCAACATCATTGGCTCTCACTTATGAGGATTTGGATATTAATCCTGAAGGTATTGGTATTCAACCAATGATAGCTAACGTGACATTAGGTTTCAATTTTATTGGTGGTAGTGGATTAAAAGAATCTGTTGATAGATTACAAAACGCATTAACATTCAATTATTATGCTAATACTGAAATGTATGACGAAAGAGCCGACGCAACAGATTTAAGTTATAAAGTTATTGATAAAGCGTTCTTAAGTGCAATAGGTGCTCAACCACCTGCGGCGACTGTTAACCAAACACAAGATAACAATCCACAAACTAACGAGTCAACTATTGGTGATATATTGTCAACTTCAGGTACAACAGGTACAACAAGTTACCAAAAGTATATGGATAACCTTGTTGCACAAACTCAAACTTATTTCCAAAATTATATTAACAAGAGTAAAGAATGTGTCAAACAATATAATAACGCAATGTTACAGAATTTGACTTGTGATAGAAATTATACTAAAGGAACATTCTTGGTGGATACAACACCAGGAAAAGAAGTTTACTTAATAGGAAAACCTAACAATGTTCAACAAGTTGTTAATAATGTTTTTACTGATTATGTTGTAAACATAGAAAGCACTGACCCTAATACTCAGGATAGATTTATTAATTTCATGTCCAATAATAAAGGATTTAGTCCTAAGGTTATTAGACAATTAACAATGAACTTAAAAAACTTCGTTGTTGGTAAAACAAACACATATCAGAATGCTGTTACTCAATTAAGTCAAGAATTAGTCAACCAACAACAAACCTACATTCAATATCTTACAAGAGCTAATGTAATGCCTCTATACAAATCAGGACCAACAACAGGTACGGATGGTTTCCAAGAAAAGAATGGTAATATTATAATTTATGATATTAGTGGAACAACAGATGTTTATAACAAAACAGAGGCTCCCGATACCTTTGATGAGATTCAAAAAGACATTAGAAAGATTGGGCGTAATATTAGTGAGTACTATGGGTTATTAATTACCGCTAGTACAGTCGAGTATAGCTCAAAAAAATATACAGGTATTGGTTTATATGGTACTGACACAGAACAAACAACTTATGAGAAGTATTTGAAACCAATTGTATTTGTGCCATTTACTGAAGGTGATTTTGGACAAATTGTAAACAACAGTATTGGAAACCCAAGTGGTGTTGGAACACCTCAAAATTATGCGTTTAGAAGGATGTATATGATTTTATCACCAGAAATATTGGATGATAAAAAATATCAAACCTTTAAAGATGCGATGATTAATAATATAATTAAGAATAACGATATTCTTGGTAGTGGAAGTCAAGACGTTGCTGCACAATTTGATGCTTATTGGATTGGTACTGCCAAGCCACAATTTGCTAAAGAAAATGCTGTGACAACTGCGTTCCTTGAAAACTTAGAAAAAGGTAAATTAAAAAACTTTATAAACTATACACCATTCCCAACTAAGAAAAGATTATTTACGTTTGAAAAATCAACCGCACCAACGGCAAGTCAAACTGAAGTGATTACAGGATTGGGTAGAGTGTTGGCTAATTCAGACAAACAAACTTGGAACAACCAAGATAAACCATCGGCATATGTTTCAAAATTAAAACTTAATTAATGGCGTATCCATATTATAATCGATATAGTGAATTCATCATTAATGGTGAACAAACTGTCGTGCCATTTGTTAACATTGCTCAAAAGCCTACAGACCAAACATTTATCTACAAAGTTGCAAGAAGTAGATTAGATAAAGTTTCTCAAGAATTTTATAACTCTCCATATTTCAGTTGGTTGATATTACAAGCAAATCCTCAATTTGGTGGGTTAGAAGATAATATTTATGACGGTGCAGTATTGATTATTCCATTTCCGCTCATAGCTTCTTTACAGGATTATAAAGCGGCATTAGAAAATCATTTTTATTATTATGGCAGGTAATTTACAAGCTGACAACAGCGGAAACATATTGGTGGATTTTGACTATAATAATATTATTGTAGTCGACCCTAACAAAACAATCGACAATTTTGGTAACATTAGAGAAAGATTAGTTGACCATGAGAATTTGGTTATGTATGCCAATCTTGAAGCTGAGGTTGTACCAAGAACAAAATTAGCGGTGGGCGGAAGTCCTGAAGATAGAATTAGAACTATATCTGTTGCTAAAATTAATTTTCTAAAACCAACAAAAAATACCTACTTAGGGACGGGTTATTATGATGAGTTAACTGGACAAAACTCCACTAAGTTTCAGGGTGTTAATCAACCCAAACAAACCTTGAATCAAACTGCGGATGGTAAAGAGTCTTATAAGGTTAATAGTGTTGCAGACCAAACGAACGTAATTGACACTGGATTACTTGGTATGACAAGTATTAGTATTAGAACAAGTACGTCATTTATTCCAAGTGTATCAATCACATTAGAAGATGTACAAGGTAAAGCGTTATTTCAATTGGGTAATAACTCACCGTATGCCGCATTTTTTAATTTGCCATATTGTCCGTTCTATTTAACACTGAAAGGTTATTATGGACAAGCAATTAGATACCAATTAAATCTTGAAAAATTTAGTGCTTCATTTAATAGTTATAGTGGTAACTACATTGTTAACTTAGAATTTAAAGGATATAAATTCAATATCTTAAATGAGATTTCTTTTGGTCATTTACTTGCAGCTCCACACATGTATTCTCAAAGATTTCAAATTACGCAATCTCCGACTGAGGGACAAAATGCCAATGAATCGAAAGACACATCCACAGCTGGTAAATCTGGTATTGGTACAACAAGTACAACAAATGTAACATCAGAAATAGTTGCCGAAAGGGGTTATCAAAAAGTTGTTGAAGTTTACAGTGAATACAAGGCCAAAGGATTAGTTTCAAGAGATTTTCCTGAGTTAACGGTTCAGCAATTGATGAATAAATTGGATAATTTTGAACAAGCTATTGTCAATTCCTATCAAAAGGCTAATGTCGAACCACTTACGAATATTCGAAACTATCAACAAAAACTTAAAGATTATTTTGCTAATGTAAGAGGTGCCGACTCTTCTTGGTTCAATACATATTGTGATGTTAGACCAATTTATTTAAAAGATAAACCGTCGGTTGTTTATGCATACAAAGCCAATTTAGACCAATCAGCAATATCTGAGGCAAATACTAAACTATCTGACTTAGTTGCAAGATACAATATTGGATTGGCTGAAAACCCAACATTGGGAAAGGCCGGAACTTCACCAATCGCAAATCCAATTAAGTATGATGATTTTTTCAGAACAATTGTTTATTCGAATATTGATTGGATAGAAACAACAAGGTCACAAACAGGTATTATTGCTCCCACAGAAGAAGATGTAAAATTGGTTCAAGACAGACTATCTAAATTTTTTAAAGTGTCGTTCGAACTAAATATATTTTCTACTATTCCAATACCCAAAGAAATTGTATTACCTAAATTCTTAGTATTTGAAGGAGACAAAGGTTTCGATAAAACTCTTGCTAACATGGAGACTCAAGCTAATGCAAAACTTGCTGAGATTGAGGGATTGTTGTCTGCAGACTTGGCTAGAAAGATAGAAGACAAAGCAACAGGTTTGGGTTTCAGACCTACGGTAAGAAACATTATTGCGGTATTAATGGCCTCTTCAGAGGCGTTTATTAGGTTGTTAGATGATGTTCATACAAATGCGTGGAATGTCAAATACGACCCCATCAGAAAGAATGCCATATTAGATAACCCATCATCAGCGCAAAGTTCCGATAGTAGAGATGATGTTAAAATATCTACAAATGCACAAGAATCGAATCAGGGGTTATCCACATCTCAGATACCGGTGTACCCATGGCCACAATTTTTTGTTGAAACACCTGAAGATAAAAAAGGAAGATTCCAACTAAAATATATTGCCGACCCATCTGTTGTTAATCTAACAAAAGGTTATTTGTATGAAAAATGGCCTGAGGTTGAATTTGTTGAGGAGTATATGAAAGGGTTAACACAAAAGTTTCAAAATCCATTAAGTCAACCTTCCTTGGACGCGGAATCAACAACAATAATAAATAATGTAAATGCTATTGAGTTTCCGAACGTGGGAATTGCTTACGTGAATAAAGAAGAAATAAAGTTCTTTTATGAAATTTGGGAAAGACAATATCTTACATCTTTTTATTCGGGATATGTTAGGTTGTTAGGTAACAACAACGGAAGTGATGTGTTTGCTGAATATACAATGGCTGCCGAATCTCAAAACATAAAACTAAGTTTAGGTGCAAGTTCGCCATACCTTAATTTAAAATTAAAGAATTTAAATTTAAATTCCGCAAACTATGTTAGTACGTTAGAAACAATTTCAAATCAGGGTACAGGTAGAGCTTATCAAGATTTCATTAGAGATTTTTATGTGACACCGTATATTAAAACTTTGACAGAATCACCATTTTCAATTTTAAAATTGAATGAAACTGGTAAGATTCCTAAAGAACCTATAGTATCCGAGGCTCTTCAACAAATTGTAACATCTCCTTATAACACACCAATGTTATTGGACACCTATCCGTTTACAGACGGAACATGGTGTTTCAAAAATATGGATAACTCAGCGGCAAATACAAATGAGTTAGTTTATAATACAAACAAAACGTATAAAATTTACTCGGAAAATAAGGTTATTGCTAACTTTGATACTTTAACAGATTATACAACAAATAGACCTGTAACAAACTTTTCTTATTTGAGTGTAAGTAATCCATCAGATGGTCGTACCAATGTTAATCTAAACGAATTTTATGCCACAAGAGAAACAAA